CAAAGTCCACGTTATTTTGTAGCCAGTAAGCTGTCTTAATGTTGGGCACGCCAAAGATTTCTAGGTCGACCGCCTGGCCCTTCGCGTGCTGCGAAGTCTTTTTGCTGCCGATCGCTTCACATAACGCTTCACTCCGGTAGCCGCTGGTTATGGTCACAGGTTTGTCTGCCCATGCACGTAAAGGTTCAAGCACCTCATAACATAGGTCACCTAAACTTTTAATTTCACCTGATCCTGGTGTGTTATCAATTCCCCTACGTTGAGCAGTCATTGATTTGGTCATTTCTTTTAAACTAAAGTGTTTTGAAAGTTGCATAAAAATTTTTATTGAGTGTTTGTTATTAACATAAAAATCATATTAGCCATACCCATAATTAACATACCGGCAGATACTAATACAATTTTTTCTAATCTACTTATTTGATTTTCTATTTTATTAATTTTGTCATGAGTTTGTTTTTGCATTATTCTGCAAAGTTTTTCATGTTCCTCTATTTTTTGTAACGCATTTTTAGCCATTAAGTTCTCCTAGCAATTTCTTGCTCCATTGGTGATAGTAGTGCACTCTCCGTGCTTGTCAAGTCTGTTGTTGGATTAATTATAGTTTCGATTCCTGTTGACATGCTTGCCAAAGTAGTATTGTCAAGGTCTGGTAACGTCATTGACGCAGGTAATTGTGATGATTTTTGTTTTAATTCAAATTCTTTTTTCTTTTGTTTAATTTCTTCTTTAATATTTTTGTCATATTCTTTTTGTTCGTCTTTTAAATCACGATAATCAATATTTAATTTTCTTTTTTCTTGTATTTTAAATTTAGAAGGTTGTCTTAAATATTTTTCTCTTTCTGCATCACTTAAACCTAATGGTATATTATCATATTTATTTTTAATATCTTTTAATGCATCTCTGTCAACCACATCGTTTGCATTATAAAATGTTTTAAGAGTTCTATTTAAATTATTTACAGCAGAAGCTAATCCGCCTTTTTTATTTTTTAATGTGTTAATATATCCTTCTGCATTATACAATCCTAACATTAAAGCAGATAAATCTTGTTTTGACACTGCTCTTCTTGCTTTAATAATATCTTTAATTTCTTTTTCACTAAAATTTAATATTCTTAAATTTTTAACGTCTTTATATAAATTAGACATAACACGATAATTGTTAGATTGTAAATTTTCAAATTCATTTGCAATTGTAAATGGTTTGTTACCAGCTGCTATTGCTTCAATATCTTTTTGTAAATTACCTGCATTAACAATATCTAACGTCCATGCATTTCTTGCTCTTAAAATTTCCCCAGCATATTGACCCATTTTAAATCTCATAGCTTGTGCAGGGTCTTGTTTTCTTACACCAAAACCAGTTAAATTTTTTACAACTTCATCAAATAAATCGTATTGTTGTGCAGATTTTGTAAGGTCTTTACCAATAGCCATCATAATTCTTTCAGCACTTACAAGTGTTGTTGGTCCAAGTTTCTTGTATGAATGGTACATCATTTTATTAATCCAATCAGGATCGTTTTTTATATCTGCAATTTGACCACCAGATTTAGTTCTCATAATACCGTTTCTATCTGGTATTAATTCTGCCATTGTTTCTGCCATAATTGATGGACTTAAAAAAGTTGATAGTGAAGATTCAATACTAGATGCTACTGTTTTAACCATTAAATCTAATGTGTTTTGATCTGCATTTTTTCCTTCAGCAAGTGTTTGCATAGCTGCTTTAAATGGTTCAAGTAATGGTGCATAAGGAATTAATGTTCCAAGATCATTTGCTTTCCAAGAGTGATCTTTATTTTGTTTACTAATAGGCACCATATCTTTTGCTTTTTCATAATCAGCTGCAAAACTATCCTTGTATGCTTGGTACATTTCGTCTGTTATACCTGTAACTGTTTTAGCTGTATCTAACACAACAGCTGGTGCAACAAATACTGTTGTGCCAAAACCTATAAGTTTTCTAGCACCTATTTGCCTAACGTAAGGGTTATTAGACCTTAACATTCTTTGTCCTCTTCTAAATATTTGAAAAGAATTACGATACATTTCTGATTGAAAGGCAACGAAATTACCTAATAAAGGAAATTTACGTACGTTTTGTACAAACGTTGGAATCATAGAATAGTTTGGATAAGTATTTTTTACATCTAATCCTGCAGCTTCACTTATTGCATCTGACAAAGTTTTTTTAGTACCATCTGGTTTAATAGGTCTAAATTCATAACCTTCAACTAATCTAAAATAATCTTTAACGTCGTCCATGTTTTTAAACGCAGGAAGTAATTGTGATTTACTAAATTGAAAACCATAAAACTTCCATAAGTTATCTCCCATTTGATAACCTTCAATAGTTTTAGTAACTGCTCTTCCAAGCATTCCTTTTTTAGTAAATAATTTTTCAAAAAGTTGATCAGAGGTTCTACCACTAAATACAGTTTTACCGCCTATAACACCAGAACCCATAAGTTCAGGTATAATTTGTTCTAATTCTTGAGCAACTGTAGATGAATCTAATGCACCGTTATCCATTGCTTCTTTTAATTTTTTTCTTAACTCTTGAGGACTTCTTGTTTTACCAAGTAAATCATCAGTAAACATTCTAAAATTATCCATGACACTAGCGCCAACACCAATGTGTCCATTTGCAGTTGCAAACATAGCAGCTGTTGTAATATTACGCATTTGTGTCTGTAAACTTAATACAGTTTTATTCATTTGTACTGCTGCTTTCATAGCTAACATAGATTTCATCATTGGTAATTTTAATAATGTATCCATCATTAGTGTAGTATCTGACATAGCTTTAGAAATTTCTGGTAATGTTTTCATCATTGTGCCGTCTTTATTTTTAAACAAACTTTGCATATCTATGTGATAACCTGGTTTAATTTTTACAGGAACTAAACCTCTAGGGTTTACAACATTATTTTTTGCAATAAACTGTCCGTATTCTAAATCGTTTTTAAAAAATAAATTACCATTACCAAAGTTAGCCATTTCTTTGTATGACTTATAAGAATTTGCAACGTGTGCATTTTCTACAATTGTATCTAATATAATTTTTTTAGGATCTTTAGTTGCACCTAATAGATCTGCTATTTCATCAGGTAATAATCTTTCATTAGAATAAAATTTTTTAAATGTATTTTTAGGAACAAAACCTTCAGCAAAATTTACAATTGCTTTTAATCTTTGATTAGCAGTTGTTGCCTCACTTCTACCAATAGTCATTATATTTTCTACAGCAAGTCTTGCTTGAATGTTTAATTGTTTTTTATTCATATTTTTATAATCAGGCATTTCTTTCATAAGTCTTGCAAAATAATTTACTGCTTTATCATACACTGGTTTTGCTGCTGTAAATTTAGAATTTTTAAATATTTCATAACTTGTGTGTAGATATTTACCCATGTTTTTAATAAGATCTTCTTTAACATTAGAGTCTTTTAAAATAGGTTGTAACACTTTCATTTGGTCATCAATTAAATCTCTAATAATAAACGCTGAATCTTGTAATGGATTAGGTAAAGAATTTAATTTTACCTCACCTCTCATATATTTTAAAACATCATTCCAATGTTTTAACGCGCCGGCTGCAGTTTCACTGCCCATAAAAATATCACTAAAACCAACTTTAGCCATTTTATACATTTCTCTGTCTAAATCTTTTGCAAATATATCAAATTCTTTTTTAACAGATCTATTTAATTGATCTATTTTTTTTAATTCTGATGATGCTTGTGGTCCAAATTTACCACCAGACATTATTTTAGATAACGTACTTTCTAATGCACTTCTAATAGAAGGCATTACACTAGACATACCACTGTAATCTCTTGCTGAAGAAAATTTCCATAAACTAAAATCTGGTATACCTGCTTTTTCTAACCCCGCATCAATAGCTTTATTTGTTTTTTGTAATGCTGTCATTACCGGTTTACTGCCAACAACTTTACTAGCGCCAGTTAACACTGGTCCAACGGCATTGTTTAATATAACACTTGTACCTGTTGCACCAAATTTTAATGTAGGTCCAACTAATTTTAATGCACCCATAAAAGTTGCACCTTCTATACCAAACTTTAATTTGTTTCTAAGTATTGCAGCAGCTTTTTCTTTACCATCTAATCCTTCTAAAGATTCTGGTTCTGTTGCAAGCATTGACTGCTGTAACCAATTACCACCTTCTGCTTCTGTTTTACCAAATATGCCACCAAGTGTTTCTTGTCCGGATGCAGAAACAATTGCATCACTAACACCAACAGGCAACGCCCAATAGCCACCAAATTTAGCAGCGTTAGTTACACCTTTACCAACACTAGATGTAGCTGCCGCGCTTTTTAATGCTTTTTCTGCTAACTTTGTTTTAGTTGCTTTACCTAATACTTTTTTTACAATTTTTTGTGCAATACCAACAGGTGTACCATACTGTGTTAGTAGTGATACAAACTGTGCGTAGGCAGGTTCAGGTCTTTCTAATAACTCTGATAAATCTACTTGCGGTAATACTTCTTCTACTGTTTTTAAATAATTTGTATCTAAATATAAATCAGATAATGATGCAAGAAGTTCACTTGTACCACGTGCCGTTTGATATAAACCATGACCAATACCTGCAGCAGTATCTACTGCTGTTGTATCTAATATAGCTTTTTTAAATTCTTTAGCTCCTTCTGATCCTTTGTTAAATTGTAAATCGTACGTTGCTTTACCAAGATACCTATAATCATTGTAACGCATCTTATCAAATTTATCGGTTGCAAATTCTTTAACATAATCTCTATTTTCTAATAAATTTGATGTGCCTTTTTCTTTTATATCTGCAATGTAATTATAAACAGGAGTTGGATCGTTTCTAAATATACTAAGATAACGATCAATATCTAATTGTACTTCTTTAGGAAGTTCTTCTACAAAACTTAAATCAGCGTCTGATAACACAGCGTTAGGTGTTTTTTTACTATCGTTATAATAATTATCACCACCTTCAGTTGCTTCGTAAATAGATTTATATAAATCTGTTTCTTGAAACTTATCTTTTAGTCTTGTAAATACGTTATCAGCCATTTTCCTCCTTATCTAGAGGCCAAATCTACGACCAGCTGTACGTTATATTTTTGATTAAATAGATCAACATCGTCTTGATCTTGTATGTTAGCAAAATCAGCAAAAGCTTTTTTGTTATATGCAATAAGAGATACTACCTCATCAGGTATTTCTTTAGGTAATCTTTGTCTTAAAATTGTAAATGGATCTTCACCTTGTGGTTGTGCCATAGTTTGTTGTGGTTGTGCCATAGTTTGTTGTGGCTGTCCCATGTCAAATCCACCACCCATTTGTTTATTAATTCTTCCACCATCTTTATATCCTTGAATAATTTTCATCATGGCTTCAATAGATTCTTCACTTAAATCAGGGTCATCACCTGTTGCTTTTCCAGTTGCAATTAAAGCATCTATTGCTTGTTGTCTTACAGTATCGCCAGATATAAATACTCTCATCTGTTGATTTAAATCACCTATTTGGCTTTTAATAGTTGAAATTTTTGCTGCATCTGTTTCTGGATCTAATCCAACAAGTTGTCCTCTTAATGCATTAATTTGTTTTTGAATTTCTTGAACAGCAGCTTGAGATTTTAATCTTGTAGAAAATGAGCCACCTTTAGGTTTTAACAATGTTGCCATTGTAGTTGCTTCTTTTAAATCTAATGCATCTATTTGTGTATCTAATTTATTTTTAGATACCATACCACTTCCTACAGCTTTTAATACTGCAGGGTTACCAAACGCCATAGCAAGATCACCAAAATCCTGAACACCTTCTAATGCTCCTCCAGATAATGCTTGATACACTGCTAGAGGTCCTAAAGCTGATTGTTGATTTTGTAGTCCTGTTCTTGTTTTTTCAAATGCTTCTGGAATAGCTTGTACAGCTTCAGTAAATGTACCAAATTTAAAATTTTGTCTTGGTGTGTCTAACCCAGATGTAATACCAGTGCCGGCAGACGTTGGTCCGCCTTTTCTAAACATTGGTCTTTTCATTACTTTGTAATCCATTAACCTAACCCAAATAGTTTACCTAAACCAAATGCACCAATACCTGATTGTATTGCGCTACCAAAAGGACTTGGAGCTGCTGCTGATGGTCCAGTTTGTGTTTGAACAGAACCTAGTCCACCCATGACACCTGTTAATCCTTGACCAAATCTGTCTAGTCTTTGTAGAGGTTCCATCTGTCTCATTTGTTCTGCTTGTCTTGCAGCGTCTTCTACTGCTTGTCTGTATTGTAAATCTCCACCTGATAATCCTTGACCAATTGCAAGTTGTTGACCTGCTAATGCTGGTTGTAGTTGTGCAAGATTACCATAGTATTGACCTAAACCTAATTGTTGTTGTGCAAGTTGTTGTTCTGCAGTTCCTAAACCTAAACCAGTTCCAGCTAATTGTTGTTGTGCTGCTGCTAACTGTTGTCTTTGACTGCCTAGTCCTGCTTGTTGACTGGCTAGTGTTGAAGTTGCTGTTCCTAAACCTAACTGTTGTCCAGCAAGTCCTGCTTGTGAGCTAGCTAATTGTTGTTGTGCACCAGATAAACCTAATTGATTTGCAAGATCTTGTTGTCTTGCAGCTTCTGCTTGACCAAAAGCTTGTTGATTTAATTGTGCATCTATTAAAGCTCTATCTCGCTGTCTTTGTGCATCAAACGATCCAAGTTGCACACCAAATCTACCTGAATCTAAATTACCTACTGTGCCTAATCCTGCTTGTTGTGTAATAGCTGATCTTTGTGCTGCAGCTTGTGCATCATATTCATCTAAAGTTGCTTGTCTAACAGCTGCTTGATATGGACTTTCGTAAGCTTGTCTTTGAGCCGTGGTCATTGGTCCTGTTAATCCTGATGCTGCAGTCAAAGGTGCTGCTGCTCCTCCTAAAGTTGTTCCCGCTGCTCCTAATCCTGTTTGTGCTGCAGATATAAATGGTGATACACCACCTAATGTTGTTGCTGCTGTTCCAATATCTGTTCCAGCTTGTGTTAATAAGGGTTGAGCTAATCCTGCTGCTGTTGCAGCTCCTGTTAATTGACCTCTAACATTTCCTAAAGTTGTTCCTGCTGCTGTTGCTTGTGCTGCTGCTGGATCTAAAAATTGTTGAAAGCCACCAATACCCGTTGCACCTGTTGTGCCAGTAATTGCACCTGTTGTTGGGTCAAATGCTAAAGTTCCAAGCCCTGCTTGTGTTGCTGCTTGTTGTTGTGCTGCTTGTGCTAATGCATTTTGTTGTGCGACTCCTGGAGCAAAACCTTCTGCTCTTGTAACAGGTGTTGCGCCTAATGGTTTTAATGCACCAGCGGCTGTTGTTTGACCAGTTAAAAGTTCTAAATATTTTTTTGCACCTTCTTCAAATATCGGTGCCGGTTGTGTTATATTAGTTATAGTTTCAGCCATTATGCTACCTGTGATTCCAATCTTTTCATTGTGTCGTACATTCTTTTAGCGCCTTGGTTTACACTTCCACCGCCTGCAGCTTTTACAGCGTCTGCTGTAAACACGAATTCATTTTTGCTGACTCTTGCTGGGACGTCGTCAGCTTTTTCCGCTTTTCCTATAGGTATAAACCCTCCACCACGTAAGTCAAGTTCCATTCCTGGAGGTGTAACATCTGATGGTTGAGTTTGTAATGATGATAAACCACCCATTGCTTTATTTATTCTACCACCTACAGCAAAGTCAGCTATTGTTAATTTACTAAATGTTTCCTTAGCCCAATCTCTTGCTGTTTGTATATCTACTTCTGATGCTGCTGCATTTTCTGCTAACAATGCATCTTCTGCTGCGTCTGCTGCTTCTATTTCATTTCTGTATTTTTTTGCTTTTATGTTTGCTGCAATACCCATACCCCATGATCCAAGTTTTAATATACTTGGTTTAAAAGTTCCATCTTCTTGTTTACTACCAAACAAACTTTGACCTACTTTAGTCTCTAAAATACCTGGTCCACCTTCTTTACCAAATTTAAACATTTCTCCAGCTTTACCAAAAAGACCTGTTTTTTCAGGTTTATATATTGTACTAGGCATAGTAGGTTTTTCTAAAAACCTTTCATATTCTCTAAATTTTTCTGGACTTTCAAAGTCTGTAAAATCATCTATTCCACCTTCACCAGGAAAAAAATCACCGTAAATATCTTGATTTAAACGATCGAATCTTGCTTGTTCTGCAGGTGAAAGAGTTTCATAAAATGCTTCCATTTCACTTTTTGATTTATAATTTGGTATTCCATATTTATCTTGTCTACCTATTATTTTTCGTGTTCCTGCTTCTTCACCAACTAAAAATTCACCTAAATTTTTATCTGAAAATGGTAAAGGAGTTTTTCCTAAAGCTTCTCTAACAGTATCTCCTCGTAAACCTTCAGGAACTAATTTTGAAAATCTTCCAGACATTGGTAATTTCATTTTTCCAACAGTTGGTGCAAGAGTTAATGCTAAATCTAAAGGACTAATTCTACCTCTTTGTTTTGCTGTTCCTCCAAGATATGCTAATGGCCCTGCAATCGGTCCCATAAAAGGTGCAGCCATTCTTAAAATACCTGCTGCTTCTTTAGGAACTATTTTTTGTGCAACTTTAGTAAATGGTCTTGTAACTTTTCTTAATGCTTTTTTAAGACTACTACCTATGCCATATTGTTTTCTTTGATCAAGGCCCATGATACCACCGAATGCAGCCATCTGTCTGTCAGGTAATGGTGGTCCTATAGGTCTTGGACCAAAAGGATTAATTGGATCTTCATCACTTGGTAATACAGGTCCTTTTACAAGACCTCTAAAATAATCTTCTAAAGCATCATTATATTCTTCAGTCCCTCTTAATGGTATCATATCAGGAAAAACTCTTTCAAATTCTTCCATATATTCTCTCATAGGAAAACTTTCTGACATATTTTTTTTTAGTTGTTCTTGTATTGGTGAGCTTTCACCTTCATTACCAGTAAGTCTGATATTGCTTGCACCTTTTTCTAGCGATTTAATTCCTTCTTGATCTATCATAATTTTTTATATTGATTTGTTAGAGGCAGGAATTTAACCTGAGTTGTTAATAATACTTTGTTTATAATCATAAATCAACCTATGATGTTACTTCTCTTGGTTTAATTTCTAACGCTGATAATACCACATGTAGTCTATTAGCCGTAGCAGCTGTGACTTTTACTACTTCACTTTCTTCTACTACCAAAGGTCCAGTCAATAGTTCCGTGGTCCCATTAGCAGATATTGATTTAGTCTTAAACAAGCTAAATATGTTAGAACTAGTGTCTGTAATTGTTACTGTTATTGTATCTGCATTACCTGAATCTTCTGACACTAATATAGATTTTATTACAGCAGTTGTAGCTGATGGCACCGTGTATAGTGTTGTAACACTTGTTGTAGTTAAATCTACTTTTTTATTTACAAATGAATTAGCCATTAGTTTATAAAATAATTAAAGGCTTCTATTTCATCCTTTAAATCCTCTTGATATGTTGAATTTAATTTTTGTATTACAGCAGATAAATCTCTATTTAAAGACTCTGCTACAGATTGTTTGTATTCTTTATCCGGGTGTGTGAGTACCTGTGTAATTCTAGCCATTATAAAGTAACTATGCCTCCTTTACCATAACTAATTCTACCACCATCTTTAAGACCATAACCATAACCTTGTCTTCCACCGCTATCATAAGAATAACCACCACCTACTCCTCCTGAATCAGACACACCTTGATCTCTCCCACCTCCTCCTTGTGGAGGAGCTGTTGGCCTTCTTCCAATTCTTGTTGCATTTGCTAAATCTTCAGCTTCTTTTTCTGCAGCTTTAATTATATCTTGCATTTCTTTTTCTTTTCTAGCTTTTTCTATAGCTTGTTTTTCTATTCTTTCTTGTTCTTCTTTTTTAGCTTTAACAATTTTATAACCAATTCCTGCAATAGGGTTTATCATAGATAGATATGTAGCAGGATTTGTTAAATAATTTGTTATTGCTGTTTTATAATCTACATTTTTTAAAGCGTCTAAAATACCAATTTTATTTTGATTATTTTGATTACCTGTTAATGCTACTTCATCATATATATTTCCTGTAAAAACAGGTAGATTACCACCATCATTATTATCACCAATATTTTGATTTATAAAAGGTTTTATTGGTGCAGGAATCATGTCTATTGGTGCAACAGTTTGTATGCCTGTATTAAGATTTGTATTAGAAGCTGTATTTATATTTGCAATAGGTGCAGTGTAATCAAATGTTCCATAACCACCTAATCTACTTCTGTCTAAATCACTAAGACTTAATTGATTAAAAAAATCAAATTCGTTTTCCATTATCTTCTACCATCTGGTTGTATGTCTAATCTAAATGTGCCTAGTTTCCAAAATTGACTTGTACTTGTGTTATCAACTTTTAAAGATATAGATCTAGCACGTGCACGCGTATCTATTTTTTGTGTACCACTACTTATTGTAAATGGACCTAATGTAGAACTTGCTTGTGTGTCATTTGGAAAATCTCTTAAATTTAAAGTAATTCTAGTATCACCTGTTTGTGCTAAAAAGTCTGGTAATACTCTTCTAATTTTCATCATAAATTCACCATCACCTTTTAATGATGCGCCACCATCTTGAGTTAACCCTATATCAAAATCTCCAGATTCAATTGAAGCTGTAATAGCAGACGTTGCTCCTTCTTTAATTTGATCTAACCCTGTTTCATGTTCATAATATATTGATGTGCCATCTGTATTACCCTGCACGTAAGTTGCTGAGCCAGATGTACCATTATTATCTGATACATATTGTGATGCATGAGGTTTACCAAACACTGCAGAATCAGACCAAGCTGTTCTGTCTAATGTGCCTGTTGTCCATATAGGTCTTTGTGGTGATGAATCAATGTAGTTGTATGTTACAACTCTGTTAACTGTGTTAGATCCTGAGTTAGGATAAAACCAACTTATCTCACCAAACAAATTATTAAGGCCTGCATTAATATGTTGTTTTGGAATTGTATTAATATCATCGTAAACAAAATCTTCTACTAAACATGGTAATGATTCTAACTGTCCACCATACCTAAAGAAACCATTTTCTGACATCCAATATGCTGTACCGTCAACTTCAACGCAAGCGTTCTTGCCAATTAATCCACAGTTAGTACCAACTTGTTCAAAAGCAAATGTAAAAGGTGCACCAACAAATCGCATAATAAATAATGCAGTGTCAGTCCAAACGTAAATTGCATTTCTACCTCTTAACGCACCAACGATCCGTGATCCGTCGGCCAGTCTTTGTGTACCTGCACTGTTGGTTGCTGTAGGTGTATAATCTGTAATGTCTTCTTGAGAAGAAAATCTTATAAACATTTCGTCTTGTGTAGATTTAGTTCCTATAGTTGTTTCTGTACCAAAAAATACTAAGTGACGATCGGGTGTAGATACCAACATATCACGAGACGCTGTTGGTGCACCACTTGCAATTGTTGCTCTAGTGTTTGTTGCATTGTCTGCGTTTGAATCCCATGTAAATGTTTCACCATTAAATATAGTTGCAACAACTTTATTGCCAAAATTATCTAATGACCACAAACCTGGATCAGTTACAATATCTCCAGATGCTGCAGAATTCCATGCAAAATAATTAGATGCATCTGTAACTGTTGCACCTGATGAGTGTGTTGCAGCTGTTGTACCATTTGCACCTCTTGTTAATCCTGATAGTGTTCCACCGCTATTTCCTGTATAAGTAATTAATTCATTTCCTATTTGTACTGTACCTGATGATGCAAACGATGTTGAACTTGCCATTGTTAATGATGTTACACTAGTATTTATTCCTGATGACAATGTTGATGTAAACTGTCCTTGTGCTTGACCACCCCATGATCCAAGACCCCAACCTGTTGATGCTACCTCAACTGCTGGTCCTACTGGATAATAATGTTGTACTCTAATACCACCAGAAGTGCTTGCTCCAGAACCACTTTCGTTAGATGGCATAGTAATAGTTAAAGTAGTGTCAGTTGGTATTGAAGTTACCATAAATTTTATATCTGTAAAATCACTAGATCCAAAATTAGAATTAGTAATGCTTGTAAAACTATCTAATAAAATTACATCACCTTTGTTTATATTGTGTGCTGATGCAAAAGTTAAAGTTACAGCTGCGGATCCATTAGTTGTACTAAACGCTGATGTTAAAGTTGTAGTAGCTTTTATTGGATGTACGTCATAAAAAATACCACCTGAGTATATATATAAAATTCTGTTTGTTCCTAATGCTGCGTATTTAATTCCTGCTGTATTTACAAAATGGTGTATAGCTGTATTACGTCCTGTTAAAGATATAGAACCTAACTGTGCCCAACCACCTATTTTTTCTGGATAACCATATCTAAAACGGACATTGTCACCTGAAACCCATTGGCCCTCACCTTCGGTGGCTGTAACTTGTTTATTAAATCCTGGTGCAAATCTTACTTTTTGTAGCATATAGCCCTTTATATTACTAAAAGGCCCAGCTTACAAATGAATATCTAGTGCCTTTGGTTGCTTCTTTTACTTCGTGTGGATACATAAAGTTCGACGGAAATAAAAGTATATCTCCTGTTTTTAGCTTAATTTCTTTACCTCTGCAATAAAATTCACAGCCTTCATAGTCTTCATTAAGATTTGCTACAATTGATACTATCGGCACCCCTTTCATTTGACCATCAAATATACTATGGATATGATCATAATGTTCTCTCATCATAGTGCCTACTTCATATTTATTAAATCGTATAGGACTAAATTTTGTAAGCCATGGTGCATTAGTTTTTTCTCCTGGTGTGCTATGTTTTATTTGATAATTTTCTAATGCTTTTACAAGATAAGGTGTTATTTTATTTTGTTGTTCTTTAGTACAAGGCATAACATCTAATTCTTTTTCTTTTTCAGATTGAAATGTTCCTGCAGCATAGTTATTCCAAGTATGTTTTTGCCATTCTTTTTTATTACATTCATCTATTAATTGTTCACACACCTCTGCAGGTATATGATTTTCTACGTATATGTAATCTTTAATTGTGCTCATTTATCATTCTCCTTATATCTAGATGGGTTAAACTATCTTTACTACCTAACGTATCAATACTAAATGTATTAAATGACATACTAATTCTAGGTTCGTCACCTTGATTAGTAGGTACACTGTGTTTTAAATTAGATGGAAACAATATAAGTTCTCCATCCGTGCAAGGTAATAAAAATGTTTCTGAGTTTAAATTATTATATTTTTTAGGATCAAGTTTTATTCCATGTTGTATTGATTTAGAAAAAGATATGGGTGGTAGTTTAGAATCTTGTCTAAAATAAAATACACCACTTATAATACTATTAGGGTGTACATGTTCGTGATGTTTAGATCCTTTTGGATTTTTATTTAACCAACACTGTGTAACAACTAACCTTTGATCTGATTGAAATACATTTTTAGTAAATTTATTTAATGCCTCATAAATAAAATTTTTTATATTTTTAAATTGTTCGTGATCTAATAAATAAGTATCTTTAGATTTAAAATTTTCATTAGAGTTTTGTTTAATCCAATCTAATGTATTAATATGTTTTAGTTCATCAACTAAAGAACCTTCATACTTTGTAATTAATAAAGGTGTAGGAAATATTTGTAATAATTCGTCTTTCATATATAGGATTATACTATATTATATTAAGTTTGTAAAATTAATTAAACACCACCATTTGAATCAGAAACTGCTTCATTACTTGTTTTAGCAGCAGTTAAATCTCCAAAGTCTGCAGCGTTACCAGTTGATGCTATTGTTACATAATCTAAAACATTTGAAGCACTTGGTGTGTAACCACCTCCCCAAGTTGCTCTAGTTCTATTTCCTGCTGATGCAAAACTTCTTCTAGCTACAGTTAAATTTCCAAAATCAGTAGCGTTACCAGTAGAAGCTATTGTTATATAATCTATTACATTTGATTTACTTGAATCATCATCTCCACCACCAAAAACTCCTCGTGTAGGTGAAGCACTACCTGCTTTACCATAAAGCGCAACTGTTAAATCTCCAAAATCAGCAGCATTACCAGTTGATGCTATAGTTATGTAATCCATTATATTAATTATTCCAGAAGGTGTTTTTTGAACACCTCCTGCAAACACACCTCTAGTTGTACTACTTGTAGCAGCACCATTATATTTTGCAGAAGTTAAATCACCAAAATCTGATGCATCACCAAAACTAGCCATTGTAATATATTGAATTACATTAACAGCATTAGGACTTGTTGCAGGGCTACCTCCTGCTCCTCCTGCACAAATTCCTCTAGTAGAACTGTTTAAACCATAAAAACCTCTACCAACAGCAGCTAAATTTCCAAAGTCAATAGCATTTGATTTTGTACTAAATTCAACTACATTAATATTTTTTGTTAAAGCAGGTGCACCTGCACCACCTTGCCAAAAACCTCTAGTTAAACTAGCACAACCACCAGGCCAATATTTATTTGTAGCTGTCAAATCTCCAAAATCATGAGCATTACCAAGAGCAGAAACATTTATTTCTTCTATAACATTAATCATACCTCCTGAATAACCTCCACCATATAAAGCTCTTCCTGTGGTTCCAGGCATATAAGTTACTGATGAACGTTGAAAATTATTATTACCAGAAAAATCTATACCATCATGAGATGTAGTTGCTCCTTTATTATTATATTTATTATCAACATTTAAGTCTCCAAAATCTGTCATGTTTCCTAGCGTAATCATATTAAATCTTGTAACATTATTAACTATTCCAGGATAGTGAACACCCCCTAACATAAAAGCCATTGTGCCTTGACAGGCACTTGCAGCTTGTCTTTGACCACCAGTATTAAATAATTCTCCAAACTCTGTTGCATTACCAGTTGAAGCTATAGTAAATACATCTGTTGCACCCACGTTTTTACTACCAGCCTGGTGACCTCCCATAAAAAATCCTCTTCCAAGAGAATCATTTGCTGCACCCATGTAAGCTGCAGTTCCAGATAAATCTCCAAAATCAGCTGCATTACCAGTTGATGCTATAGTTACATAATCCATAACATTTAAAAAAGCAGGTGACGGTGAGCTTCCATCTGTACCACCAGCAAACACTCCTCTAGTAGGACTTGAAATTCCAACAGGTGCATTTCTTGAAACAGTTAAATTACCAAAATCAACAGAGTTACCAGTTGAAGCAATATTACCAAAATCAATTACATTAATAGCAGGATTACCACCAAAACATAAATACGTAATTTCATTACTAGTAGCTCCTCCATAACCTCTTGCAACTGTTAAATCACCATGATCACTACACTTACCGCCTGATGCTACAAGCACACTATCTATATCTGTTACATTACCACCAGTTTCACCTCCATAAAATAAAGCTCTTGATCTATTTGATGCACTTAAACCACCATATAAATCACGACCTCCTAATAAATCTCCAAAATCAACTGATGTTCCTGATGATGACATAAGCATTACTGAACCACTTGTTCCATAACTTCCAGGATCTACTGCACCACCCATTTCAATAGCTCTGTCAGATCGAACTTCGTTAGCTCTTGTTTTATCATATCGTTCTCTAATATTCCAAACAGCCATTAACTTAATCCTCCATGACCATTAGATGCTGAAGCGTTAAGCATATTGACAACAGTTAAATCTCCAAAATCTGCTGCATCTCCTGTGGAACCAATAGTAATATAATCTATGGTTACTGATCCTGTATCGTCTGCAATATTTCCTCCAGACATTACACCTCTTGTAATATTTGAAGTTCCTCCTGTTCGTCTAGCTACAGTTAAATCTCCAAAATCTGTGGCATTACCAGTTGAACCAATAGTAATATAATCTATGGTATTATAAAAAGTAGATGCTGGAGCTGAAAAAGTATATCCTCCTGGAAATACACCTCTTGTAGCAGAACCAAGTCCAGTGGTCCATCCTCTTGCAACTGTTAAATCTCCAAAATCTGTAGCATTACCAGTTGAACCAATTGTTACATATTCCATTGTGTTTTGAAAAGATAAACTTCCTTGTTCACCACCTGCTAAAACTAATCTTGTAGTACTAGCTATTCCACCTACGTTTGCTCTAGCAGCTGATAAATCTCCAAAATCAGATGCATTACCTATTGTTGCAATTACAACATAATCTATTACATTTGATTTTGAAGGAGTTTCACCACCTGCAAAAACAGCTCTTGTGCTATTAGAATTACCACCTACTCTTCCTCTTGCAGCTGATAAATCTCCAAAGTCACTACTATTTCCTTCAGACGCAAAAAATGTTGAGTTAATATGATTAGTGCTTGCACCTAAACCACTAGCAGTCACAGCTATTACACCATTAGATCCTCTTCCTTCAGTGGCTGTGGCAGTATTTAAATCTCCGAATCTAGCTGCATTACCTGTTGTTGATATGTTAAAAAAATCTATATGAGTTTGAGCTGTAAAAGAATTATTTACACCTCCTAATCTAAGTGCTCTTTGTCCTACACCTGGTCCTTGTGCGATTGGTGCTATTCTTGTTCCTTGATATCCGTCATTTAAACCACCGTGTGCGTTTGATCCTCCTGAAGGACCTGCAACACCATTATTCATATCTCCAAAATCTACAGCTGCTCCACCATTTGCAAATATTGCAAAATCAATAGTGTTAACTTTACTTCCAGTATTTCCACCTGCTGTTAAACTTCTCACAGAATTAGAAGCGTTACATGTATATCCTCTAGCTGATGTTAAATCTCCAAAATCTATAGCATTACCTTGACTAGTCATTTCTAATTTTTGAATATGATTAACATAATCACTTCCATAACCTCCTGAGACAAATCCTATAGTAGATGAAGAATTATTTCCACCGCTTGTTCCAACAGCGTATGCTAGATCTCCAAAGTCAGTAGCATTACCAGTTGTAGCAATTTGAACAAAGTCCATTGTATTTACATAAGAACCTGTCGTGCCTCCACAACGAATAGCTCTTGTTGGACTTACAACACTCTGAGGTTCTTGAACACTTTGTGTTAGATCTCCAAAATCTGTTGTGTTACTTGTAAAAGCCATGGTAACAAATTCAATAATATTAACATTAGAAGGCGTTGCACCTCCCATTCTAAGCCCTCTAGTAGAGTTACTAGCTCCAGTCACAAAGTTTGTATTAGCACTTATGTCACCAAAATCAGCAGCATTACCTTGAGTCATTATGGTTACATAATCCATAACATTTGTTATACTTGGAGTCCCTCCTCCTAAATGTATATGTCTTGTGAGTGAAGAAAATGCTGATTGGTGTTTTCTGTTTCCAGTTAAATCTCCAAAATCTGCTGCATTACCTGCTGATGCTAAAGTTACAAAATCTATTACGTTTATAACTGAACCTGTATCACCCCCAGAAAAAATTCCACGAGAACTATGATTACGCCAATAGCCACCCATAACAGCGTCATTGACTTGTTTTAAAGTCCATACGCCCGAACAGTCATCAAGTTGCGGGTAGTTCGCCATTTAAATTCCTAGTCTATTTTTTTAGTCCAAACATAATTAGCTGCATTAGTTTGATTAAAATCTTGTTGTCCACCTTCTCCATCAGGTTCTTTCCAATCAGATGTGTAAGTATCTAAATAAGATTTTATTGCTGCTGCATTTGCTAATACACCTAAACCTTCTTCATCTGATCCATCAACAGTTGCACCAATCATGTCCCAATCTTGAGGAGATGCACCGCCATTTGCTTTTGGATAGTATCCACCATCAGCTATGAAAGTTGGAATAGTCCCTTGAGAAGTTAAGTTATATTTAATTATTTTATTTGCCATTTGTTGTATCCTTATTATCTATTAGTTTAGTATTAAGCGACTCTTCATCGTACAGCTTAAATCCTCTACGTTCTGCAAACTTATTTGCATCACTAGAAAACTTAGCCGCGCACGCTTCTAACCATTGCATGGTCATTTCATGTGTAGGCGCTTTGCCTTCATCCATCATCTTATTTTCCATTTTAAGATACGCATAAATTTCAGCTTGTGCCTGTGCACTGTTTATACCCATATCGAAGAGATAAATCAAGTTCCCTTCATCAATAACTCCACCCCTAGCTCTTGCTGCATTTAGGGCTTGTTTCATACAAGTCATAACATGATAGTTAGCTTCTTCCTTTTCATACTCTTCTTCAGTAATGTCTTCTTTACCTAGTTTTTTAAGAATACTTTTATATTGATTAGTAAAAAAATTCATTTTTCTTATGGCACCTGATATAGAGTTTTGAATATTATTCATATTAACCTGTATTTCTAAAATCTCTGTTTCAAGTAATTCTTTTTCAAACTCAGTCATATCTAAATCTGTTTTAAGTTTATGTTCTTTTTCTCTAAGCTCTATGTCTTTTTTTCTCATCTTAAGATGAGCTTCTTCTAAAGCCATTCTAGTTTTATCTATTTCAGCTAATGTATGTTTGACTGATCTTATAGGTGTGATCGCTGTAACATCTAACATAACACCCATAAACTGTGAGTGTGATTTATAAAAATTTGAGCTAGATTGTTTTATCGCTGGCAAAGTAGTATGGATATTATCCAACATTGCTTTGTATTCTTTTTTAACTAGCGGTGAATTTGATATTTCTTTTATTATTAGATCTTTATTTGACATTTATATTTCCTCCCAGAAATTGCATTGTTTATATTTATCAATGATACTTTTTGGTATGATACTATACGCATCATACTTTTCTTTATAGTTACTTATAGCACCAGTTTTTAGTGTATGCAACCCTTCTCCAATTATGGTATCATCGTAACCCATATTGTTTACTTTAAATTGACTTATGTTATTAAAGTCATGTTTAAATTTTGGTATACCTAAGAAATTATATACACCATCTATAGTGTTTTCAGTATCTTTTACTAGGTCCTTAAATTTTACTATGTGATATATTTCTTTAGGTTGTTGGTCTATTAAATGTTTTATACCTATTAATTCTTTTACAATTTGACCATCTGTATTCATTAACATGTTACATTTTTCTTCTACAGTTTTAGCTGCATATTGATTAATAAAAGATGTTGGTTCTCTATTAGACCAATCAATAAATGAACCTAATACTTCTATTATATCTCTAACAAGAACTATAATTTTTATATTAGATCTTGTTTCTTTTAAAAATTTTAAATTTATAGGATATCCCCAAGGTGCTCTGTCAATTATATAATCTTGTTTCCAATCTTTATAATAATTTTCAAATACTTTTTTTGCTACATTATCAAATGACTTGTGATCAGGATAATTTTGAA